CATTAGTTGTCCCACCACCTGACCCACCTGTTGGATCTCGTGGAACTGCTTGAAGCAGCCTTGATTGCTGTGCCCTGAATGCTGTCGTAGTTCTAAATGCAGTTAGAACATTTCCTAACCCAGACTGACCACCATTTTGAGATTGCTGCTGGTCTTGCTGTTGTTTCTTATGCGGCCCAACGATCCAACCATTTGGACCGCCCATATGCGTTAATTGATCTTGATCACGGCTTGGATTTTGCTTATGGCTTACCGGCTGAAATGATATTGCAGTTAAGTTACCGCGAGGATAGAAATTCGTATTGCCTCCAGCTTCACCAGTCACACCACCGAGATAATAGTCACTAGGAGAAGCAAATCCTTTATCACCTACTTGGGTCGGGTCCCTACCATACTGAGACATCGACTGTGGAATTCTAACAGTCGGAGGAGTAAACAATCCATTTTGAGTTTCAAACGCTACCGTGATAAAGTCTTTATCAACCTTGGTTACATGACAAGGGATAGACTTGGTTTGTGATTCTTGTACTGAATTGGTCCTTTTTTGGGACCATTGGTTCATCCGATACTGAAACGGATGTTTATGTGAGTCATAGCGGCCCATTATGGATTCACCTCGAATGAACCATTACGATAGACAAGGGTAGATGTTTGAAATATCCCATCGATCATATTCATTAGTCTACCTACAGTACCAAGAATATTGATCCCACCGGGGTCTGCATCTAATGAAAATGAAAATAAAGTCGGAGTAACCTGTAATGTTCGCCATTTTGCATTCAATACAACAGGGTCAAAGTTTTCAAGCGTGTAATCAACGATCGTACCAGGAGGAGTCAACAACCCGGCTGAGGCTAATGGAACTGGCCATTGAGATGGGTCTACCATTTGCACCAGCATTACTCTTCGCAGATTGTCATAAGTTGCTGATTGTATAGCACGTGAAGGTGGTGTTTGAACTAGAGGTACAGTTACGATCCATTGATTATCAAACCCATAGATATTCACATAATAGCGTTGGGCAGAAACATTCCAAGTAATTATAACATCGAAATCATCTCCATCAAAATTCGCCCTAAATTTAGGTGGAAATAAATTAGATGGCAGGAATGGGATAACTGTTGTCATGATGTAGCATTAAATGGAAATTGAGCTAGATTTGTAGAGGGCGGGAAATTTAAGGTAGCTTGAGCTGTATCCAATACAGTTGGAGAACCAGATACACTCCCCGCCATTAATCCAGTAACTGGATCTACTTGAAGATGCGATTGTGCCGCCGTACTTCCTGGTTGAGCTCCTGATAAAGATGGATCTGTTACTACTGTTCCATTACTGATTTTAGACATAAGCTGACTCTGTGCAGTTTGAATATCACCCAAAGCTACGAGTGGCTTTTCAAAATCAAACCGCCATGCATTCTGTGGCAACGAATTATTGCCACGTGAATTGTCAGTTAAAGCGGTCATAATTAAATCAGTATACATAAACGCCGGAGTAACGACAGCATAAGTTCCACCCTTATTATTATGAAAATCAAGTGTTCCTTTTAATGCGGTCATTATCATTCGCTTATACGCCCAAGCATTTGGACCGCGCATGGGAGCATCCATGATTACCGATATCGTTAGTGGCTCACGAATCGTGGCATTAGCAGCAACAGATTGATTTGCAAATGGATATTTGGCAATCTGCTGACTTACCAGTGTTCCACCCGGCAGAACATTGAACGCACCAAAAGCATCATCTAAATCACCAATATCAAATGGTAGACCTAATCCATTAGGCCCGACTCCAGAAAACAAACTCAAGATCGGTAAACTAGCTCCAAGAATTTGAGTAGCCACCCCACCCGTTAAAACGATAGGGCAAACTTGATAAGATAGCTGGATTAATGAATTAGTTGACGGCATTACCCAACCATTCCTTGCGCATTCATAAAGATGTTAGAACCGGGGACATTGCGTACAACCAGATTTGCAACTCTGTTCATTTGCCAATTGCCCATTGACAATGGGCCAGGACGAGATCCACCCTTCTCTGGTGTATCCGAAGAGCCAGACCAATCACCAAAACGACGACCAACTTGAGACTTTGGAGACATTCTTCTAGCAGCATCACGCACTGATGCACCACGCACTCCTCCAGCAATAGGACCAGCGTTATCACCAGGACCCATACCTGGAATTGAATATGACCAATTAAATTTATTACCTCCCGGGGCAAATTGCTGACCTTGAGGTAGACCAAAAGTTTGGAACGCCTTCGCTCCAGCACCAAAAGCTGGAGCTGAAGTTGGAGCTGGAGCTGAAGTTGGAGCTGTCGGTGGTGCAGGAGCTGTATCTCCTCCAAATAATTTCTTCGCACCACCTATAATACTCTGATCAGAAGCCCAAGGAACATTCTTCTGTAACCAGCCGTGAATTCCTGAGGCTCCAGCAGCCGTAGCAGCCCCTCCCACAGAACCGCCTCCTGGAACATAATCTTTAATAAATTTTAATATAGATACAGCCGCTTGCAAGATTTCAACAAAATCTTTCATAGCGGTCTTAATGTCTTCCATCTTAGGCAACCAACCCTTCACCTTTTCTATAAATTTTTCAATCTGTTCTTCTTTCAACTCCTTCATCTTTGTTGCTAATTTATCTATCCATCCTGCTAGTTCTTTAATAACTCTTTGAACAACTGGTGATTGCATTAAAGTTCGAATCATAGCTGTAAATCCCTCACTCAAATGGCGTAAGGGTTCAGCAAGATCAGCCAGCTTTTCACCAAAGATTGATTCTAACGATGCCTTGGCCGCTTGGAATTGTAACTCTAGTTCGGTCCAAGCCCTCTGTGCCCTCGGTGTAATTTCTAATTGTTTCTCATATTGCTTTCTAAGTTCCTTTTGTACTTGATATTCCTTTTGACCTTCTACAGTTGTCAACCGCAATAAATCCATGGGGTCTTGAAATAACTTATCGATCCCATATGCATGAGCCATCTGTAAAACCATTCCCGGCCCGCTCTTATTTAACATTGCCGGGAGTTTCTCAACCAACTTATCCATAACATCTTCTGGCTTTCCACCGGGCTGATATACACCCGCAGCCATCAGGGCTTTCATCTGATCTGGTTCACCATGCATTCCCAACGTAATATTCCGCATAACATCCGTTGGTGACCCGATCAGACCCTGATTAAAAATGGCACTGGCTTGGATCCGACCGTAATCCCCGCCAAGTCCCATTACCATTCTTCGTTTCTGCATGATTGATGCAGCTAGTCTTTCAATGCCAAATAGGCTACCTCCTACACCTAGTAGAGCAGTGACAGCACCGATGATCGTGCCCCAACTCAAAAAGTGTTTCGTAATTCTACCAGCCACTCCAGCAACTCTTGTTAATCCAGAATATAAAAGATTTGTTCCGGCTTGTGCACTACGAAGAAATATATTGGTCCTATTCAAAGTAGAATTGATCTGTGCGAAATTCGCATTTAACTGTTTCATCTGACCAGTGAGCGCATTGAATTGTTTCGCAAACTGTTGAAATTGTTGCGAATTGACATTGACTGTTAAGGTCGGCTGTTTAGCCATATCTTCGCACCATACGCTGCGGTTGCGGGAATCCTCCCGGTGGAGGTCTTATCAATACATCTGTCTGCGTCTGTGGTTGTGGCGGTTCTGGTGACTGTGGTGGTAGTTGAGCAGCAACTGAACCCTGAGTAACTGCTTCTAGATTAGTACTCCAACTTGCACCATCCGGATTCCGAAGATCACCTATATGCAAAACCTTCATTATCTGATAAGATCCTGGAAGTGAAATATGGGACCTTTGATCTGATGCACCACCCTGATCACCGGGCAATACAGAACCCTCACCAGAAAAGTTAACGACAGTATCTGGTAATGTGATAAACATCCCCGGCTTTAACCCACCTCGTAACACGATCTTGACACTGATAGTTACAGGATCTAGCCATGTTGGTTGACCTATCAAGTCCTTATAATCAATTACAGCATTACCAAGAGATGTAGAAGTATCCCATACATCAAGAACATGACCAACAGAAGTTATATGAATTCCAGGATATTTTTTAACTCCTAATATGGACTGACTAAGTTTGTTGAGATATCCGGTATATTGTTCTAAAGACTGATACATTCCGGCATCTTGATAAGCCAATTTCAATGCCGATGAAATAGCCACATTGATATTTGCTTTAGGAAATGCTTTAGACAATGTTTCTTGAACTGCACCAGACAAAGGCATATTCGGCATTAAATTATGGATAATATTCAGTGGCGCTGATAGAGGATTCGAATTACCGCCACCAAGAAATGAACTAAAAACATTCCCAAATGTTGATGTTGCTGGTCCAATATCTGCATCAGAAGTAATCATGCCTCCTATCATATGTGCAATGGTTGCAGGGTCCATTCCTAAAGGTGCAAAATCTCTAGTGCCTACTGATGTACGGCCACGCGGAAATGTTCTCTGGTCTATTGAACGAAATCCGGTACGATTAACCCTTGCCGATGCTGGAGCATTACTAAGAGCTGGGTTAGCAGAAGTAGAAGCATCACTACCCGTGCCAGGATCTACTGGTCCAGTTGCTGATCCCACAGAGGCCGGAGCAAGTAAGAATCCGATAGAAGTTTCATTCCCTATCCAATTTCCCCAAGCCTTTAGAA